CAGCGCGGCCTTCGCGACGGAGAACGCCTTACTAATTGCGAATGCGGCCCGGTAGATACCGGACTGCTCGCCGAAGCCGGCACGCATGACGCCCGCGACACCGGCCAATCCCTGCTCTGCAGCGGTCAAGCCGACCTGCCACCGGGCCTTGTCTAGCTCATCCAACCGGGCCTGATGGGTGACCGCTAGCGCCGCCTCTTGGTTGTCCCACTCATCAGTCAGATCAGCGCGCGCCTTCCTGTATTCCTCCAAGGCCTCCAGTTGTGCGGCATACCGCTTGTTCTCCTCCTCGACCGCCTTGTTGATCTTGGAGAACTCGCCGCTGGCACCGCCATAGAGCGCGTCCGGCCCGCGATACTCGCTTCCCATCGATCCACCGACCTGCTCGATCGCCTTGCCGGCAACCTTCGCGAACTCTGGATCATTTGCGGCGCCTACAGCAGCGGCAGCCTGCAGGACCTTCAGACGGTCTCGCGCCAAGTCGACGCCGAGCGAGTCTTTCCTGTTCAGCTCGTCCTTCAACTTGACGAAGGCCTCGGTGGCCTTGGCTGCTTCCTCATTCGCTGACTTGACCCCGGCCAACCGGTCAATCTCGGTGGCCAGTGCGCGGAGGCGCTCTTGGTGGGCAGCGTTTAAGCCTTGCAGGCTCCCTTGCGCCATTTCAAAGTTCAGGCGCTGCAGCTCGGTGGCCTTGGCAGATCGGTCCGCGCTGGTGTCGAACAGCTCGATCTGCCTCTTCAGCTGGAGCGAAGCTGACTCATAGGCGCGCTGCAGCTGCTGCTGCCCAGCCAGTCGCTTCTTTGCGTTCTCTGCATCCGCAGCTGCAGCCGCCGCTGCAGCACGAGCGGCCGGATCACCGGTTATACCATCCGGTATTGAAGAGGCGGCGCTGGCTGCCTTCGAAGCCTGCTCCAGCATGCGCTGGCCTTCAGCCAGCTTGCGCTGCTCCATCTCGACCTCGCCGCGAAGGCGCTGAATCACGGTATCCGGTCGAGACACCAGATCCGATGGAATCAGCTCACTCGCATTGAGCATAGACAGGCCGAGCGTGCCTCGCCGGTTCTGAACCGCGTCTATAGTCTTCTGAAGTCGCTCAATGCGCTCTTGCACGCGGACCACATCCGTAGCGTCCGGGCCGTTGAAACGGGCTGCCAGCTCTTCGGCCACGAACTTGGCCACGTTACCGGTCGTGGCTGCGAACTGCGCCAGCGTTCCGATCGCAGCAACTGCGCCAGAAATCAGGTTGTTGAAGCCCTCCCGCGTGGCGGGATCGTTCAGCGTCTCGATCAGCGTGTTGACCGCGTCGGTCGCGCCTTGCAGGCTTCCGTCACCCGCTGTGGTGATGTCGTTGAGGGTGTTGCCCAGCGCCTGCAGCGCGCCGCCGAAGGTTTCACGCGCCGCCTGCGCTGCACCAGCATAGGACTCTTCGAGGATCTCCAGGATCATCACCTGGGCCTCGCCTTCCTTGCCAGCCTTGACCAGCTCGTCGATCGTGCCGCGCACCTCCTTGGTGAAGGCGGCACCGAAACCTTGCTGGGCGAGAGCGGCGGCAGCTTTGCTGGGTGACTCCAGTGCCCGGCCGATGGTCTCTGCCGACTGGCTGACGCTGATCCCGAGGCGTGCCGACTGGTCAATGACCGCCTGCATAGCGCGGGGGATGTTTGACGCCAGAATTCCCGAATAGGACAGCAGCCGCGTCTGTGCCTCAACGATCTCGCCGCCACTGAACGTGGACTTGCTCGACAGGGTGTCGGCCATATCCAGCAGCTGCTGCCGGGTATACCCGGCCGCGCCACCGGTGGAGCGAATGATGGCATCGAGCTGTGCTACCTCGCGCTCGGCCGCGATGGTGTTACGCCCGATCATCACCACCGCCGCGGCGATCGCAGTGCCCAGCGCAAGCCCGGCCAGTTTCGCCTCGGCTTCGACCTTCTTCCGCCACTTCTCCGCCCGGCGCTCGGACTTGTCCAGGCCGGAAGCGAAGCCGCCGACCTCGGCGATTACGTCGATGGTCAGCGTACCAAGGGACCGGGACATAGCTCTCTCTGCTTCAGGGGCCGGTCGATGGCCGGCCAGATTGATGCGCGCCCTACGCGCCGACTACCACTGCTTCATCGCCTCCTCGAGGCTGATGGGCTCGGCATCCACGTGGGGCATGAAATCAGTCGACTTGAACGGGGCAGTTCCTGCCTTGCGGTTCGAGTTGACGAACAGTGCTGCCAGCATCCCCGTCGCTGCATCCATTCGACCGGCCAGGTTCAGGCTGCCGCGTTTGGCGCGGTATACGCTCCAGAGCTGGAATTCCCGGATGCTGAGGCATTCCATTGCCTCAGCGATGCTGCGGCCGCCGATCCCATTCAGGACCAGCTCGCACCACAGCTCATCCTCCGGGGTCAGCTCGTAGCTTTTCCCAGGTTGTTCACCTCGCCGATGGCCATCAGCAGCGCCACCGACAGGTTGCCGTCCAGGGCGCCGCGCTCCGGATCGGCTTCGCCCGTAATGTCCGCGACGGTGAAAACGGCCTTGCCGTGCTCGTCGCAGATGCTGGCCGCGATGCGGCCGGCCACGCCGTCGTGCTTGTTCGTGGCCGACAGCACGTCGGACACCGCCGCCTGGAAACCCAGCGGCCGCACATACACGGTGGCGGTCAGTTCCTCGTCGCCCTGCTTCCAGCGGATCTCCTTCTCCACTGGCCGGCCAGTGAACGCACCTGCTTTCTGCAGGCCGGCCACGCTCAGGCTCACTGCACGCGCGGTGGCTGTCTTCTTGGCGGCGCGGCTCACGGGGTCTGCGCCTTACGCAGCCAGACGCCGGAGCCGCTACGCTGCATGGTCGCCGCAGTGGTGACCACGGCATTGCCCTGGAAATCGAACGGGAAGTCGCTCACGTAGGCCTGGAAGGTGTACCAGGTGCGGGTGTTCGGCAGCACCAGCTCGGCGACGGTCGAGCGCTCGGCAGTCGCAGCGGCGCCGGTGCCAGCGCCGCCGGTGAACGCGACAGTCGGCGCGCTGGTGTAGCCGGTGCCTGGATTGGTGATGTCGACGCCGATCACCGAGCCGGAATCGACGATCGCAGTAGCCGTGGCTCCACTGCCACCACCACCGGTGATGGCCACGGTCGGCGCGCTGGTGTAGCCGGTGCCGCCGTTGGTCACTTCGATGCTCGAGATGCTGCCAACCTGCTGCACGGTTGGTTCGATGTCCACGCCGTCGGACCAGCCAATGGCCCACTGGATCGGATCGCCACCGTCCACCTGCTCGGCCAGCTGCCAGAACAGGTAGTGGCTCTCGTTCTTCGGGTCGGCGTTGACGGTGACCGACGCCTGGCCCGGGGTGCGCAGGCCCTTCTTGTAGGTGCGGGTGTTCGTCTCCGACAGACAGGTGTCGTCGATCTGGTCCGCCGGCGCAGTGCCGGGGTTGAAGGCCGTGATGCACTCGATCTCGCGGACTTGTCCGTCGATCAGGCCGTACAGCTGGGTTCCTTGGGTCAGGATGCTCATCGTTTCTCCTGCGGGCAATAAAAAACCCCGCAGTGCGGGGCGTGGGTGGGGATGTAGCGGGTGTTACCGGGGGACCAGCCAGTCCACATCGAATGACAGGCGCAGCAGCTTCGTTTCGGGGTCGAGCATCTGGCCGCCCCATCGGGTGATGTACCCGCGGGTCTCGAAGGCATCGCGCAGGGCGGCAGCGCCCTGGATCAGTGATGCTTCGTTCTTCGCATACACGTCGACCTGCGTCGTCAGCGCGTCCACGTCAGGGCGCTGGGCCAAGTAGTTCTCAGGGCTACCACCGACCGTCTGCCAGACCGCATACGGCAGCGCTGGCGGCTTCTCGATCAGTCCGAACGGATAGACACGAGTCGGTGCGTCGCCGAATGCCAGCAGTACCGCCGGTGACGCAATGCACAGCGGGAAGATGGGCGGGATCATGCCGCCCCCTGCTTCGCCAGCACACGGTCCAGCGCCTGGTTGAAGCTTCGCGCGAACACGTCGACGGCCTTCTGGCCGGCTTGGTCCGGCACTGGGCGGAAGATCGGCTGGGCAGCCATCTTCGACGTGCCGAACTCCAGCAGACGCCAGTACCAGGTGATGCCACCGGGGTTGCTCGTCCCCTGCTGAGCAGCGCGGCCGGCCTGGGCACCGCCCAGAACGCCGACACGGAACGCCAGCACACCGTCCTGCTTGAATGCGCGTCCATTCCAGCGCACCGCGACGTTCTTCCAGATGGCGGTTTCGGTCTCGTGATCATCCACGCGACGGGCGTTGCTCTGCGCCTGGTCTCGTAGCACGTTGGCCGCGCGGCGCAACGCGGCACGCCCGCCCTTGTAGTTCACCTCGCGCTTCACCTGCGCCATCTTGTTGCGGATGCCGTCCAGGCCGCTCACGTCGAATCGGATGCCATCAGCCATCGTTGACACCCTCGCTGCAGGGGAGCGTTAGGTATTCCAGGCCGCTGACCGGGTCCGGCAGCACGCCATGGATGTTCAGGATCTTGCCGCGGTGGATCACCCGGCACTTGTCGGTCACGCCCTCGCGATGACGAATGGTCACCCGCAAAGTGACCTCGCTGTCCACCACCTTGGCCGCCACGAACTCGCGGGCCGACAGCGGCGCCACTTCGGCCCACACATCGGCAAGCGGCTCCCAGCTCACGGTCTGTGCGCCGGTCACAGGCGACTGCCCGTAGACCTGACGCTGAAGCTGCACCCGATGGCGCAGGCGGCCGGCGGCGATCATCGCGGCTTCCCGCTCAGGTAGCTGCCGGAGCCTGCCGGCTCCGCCTCGCCGCCTTCACT